ACTAAAGATTGACCAACAACAGCCATTTGTTCTGAAGTCAGTTTAACAGTAATGTTATCTTTACTTGTTAAGTTTGATAATACCCTTGTTAGATCTTCCGTGGTATTATTACCTTGTGCTGGTTTTGGAGAAGGTTCAGGAAGAGTTGGCTCTGGTTGAGGAGTTGGAGTGGGAAGAGGATCTATATCCGTTTGCTGAGGTGATGGCTCTGGCTGAGGCTCTTGAGTTATCTCAGGCTCAGGGGTTGGAGTTGAGTTTGATTCACCATCTGTTTGATCAGTTGGCTCAGGATTGGGAGAATCTGGTTCTGTTTGCTCAGGCGATGGTTGGGGACTTGGAGTAGGTTCAGATGAAGGCTCTATTGAAGGCTCTGGTGTGGGTTCTGGAGTTGGCTGCATACTCTCTTCTGGCGTGGGTGATGTTTCTGGCTCTGGCGTTGGTTGTGGCTGGTTTGCTATAGCCTGTGCAATTGCAGCAGCAACTCTTTGCGCTTCTTCAAATTCCCATTGTTTATTATATTCTTCTCGTGTATCTATAATTGCTTCTTGCATATCCAATATTGCTTGATTATAATTGTCTTCTGCATCTTCTTTATCTTGTAAAGCATTATTCTTTGCAGTCAAAGCATTTGTTAGGTTTTGTTGTGCTGTTGTGAGGTTTTGTGTAGCAGTTGTTAGGTTTTGATTTAGTGTTGTGAGGTTTTGGTTTTGAGTATTATAATAAGCAAGTTTATTATTATAAATTGTTTGCTTAGTTGCCTGATCTATTACCGCTTGATTATATGCATCTATTTGTGCCTGAGTAGCGCCTGTGCCATAAGAAAATGTATTAAGATTACAACTAAATCCTACTCCCCAACCACCAGTATAATCACAACCTGCTCCAGTCCATCCTCCTGGAATTGCCCATCCAAGATGAAAGTATCCTGGGCCTCCCCCGTTGTACCACCAAATTTCTACATCTAAAGTCTTATCTGTACTTACATCATATACTGGAGAATAAGGACTCCAAGTAGATCCCTGCTCCTGCCAGTTATTAATAGCAAGTTGGCCATTGACATACATCCTAAAACCATCATCAGTATATCCAGCAAAATATGTGCTTGTCCAATGATCTGGAACAGTAATTCTTCCAGTGAATTTAACTATAAAATTTTCATACCTACCACATACTGGTGGCTGCATTGAGTTTGAATTCCATACCCCAGTACATATTACTGCATCTGGAATTGCTACTCCGTTATACCCTCTTGTCAAATAATAAACAGTATATTGTAATCCTGAATTTCCAGCATTTTGAATTGTATATTGTGCTGTTTGAAGATTAAGATTGGCTATATCCAAATCATCCTGAGCATCATTTTTATCTTGTAACGCTGTGGCTACTGTTACTGTTTGTCCATCTACTGCTGATTGGGCTAATATTTTTTCTTCAAATGCCGTGGCTTCTTCTTGAATAGCATTATTATAGGACTCTACAGAATCTTCATATTCTTGTATTGCATCTTCTTTATCCTGTCTTGCCTGTACTGCATAGTCATATTTATTATTTGCAATATTGAGAAGTCTTTGGGTTTCTGTTTTATTTACAAGGTTTTCTATATCTATTTCTAATTGTTGTATTTGTTCTTGTGCTTGAATTAAAGGGTCATTGGTTGCCTGAGATGAACTGGAAAATAACCAGCCAAAAGCAAATATTATTGATAAAACTATGCGAAATATATTGTTTTTAATTTCTCCTCTCCCTGTACGCTATAAGTAGATTATAACATTTAATTATAAAAAAAGAGTGGGACTTTTACATCCCACTCTAATTTTAAAGAATCTAAAATTACTTAAGGTATTTAACCTTAGCCTTTGGATTCTTTGCATTCCACTTCTTAGCGAGTGAATTGAAAGCAGCCTTTACAGCAGCCAAAGCAGCAGCATTATCAGCGTTAGCCTTTGCAAGTGCAGCAGCATGTGCAGCAGAAGCATCGGCAAGTGCCTTATCAGCAGCAACCTTAGCGGTTACTGCATCAGCCTTAAGAGTTACAATTTCTGCCTTTAGAGAAATAATCTCTGTATCAGATGCCAACTTTGCATCGGCAAGTGCCTTATCAGCAGCAGCCTTTGCATCAGCAGCAGCCTTATCGGCAGCAACCTTATCAGCAGCACGAGCAGCCTTTTCAGCATCAAGGGCAGCAGTTACTGCAGCAAGTTCTGCTACAAGATCACGAACTGCAACTTCTGCATATGGAGCAAGAGTACGTGCTGTAAGACCAGTTACGTCTGCTGACTCTCCATCTGTTGCTGTTGTCAATGAGAACTCAACCAATGATCGTGTTGATGTTGTTGGCAAAGTTAACTTAAATTCTGCTACACCAAATGTTGCAAGAGTTGCACCAGTTGTGGCAGTTGTTGTCTCAAGTGTTCCGCCTGAACCAAATACACGAGCAGTAATTGACTTACCAGATACCTTGTTTCCAAATACATCTGTCGCAGTTACTGAAATTGTTTGCTTGGTTCCAGCAGCACCGTTTGCAGGTGCGCTTACAGAAAGAGTATTAATCTTTCCAGCAGTTCCTTGTACATAATATGTTAGGGTTGTTCCCTGATTCTTAACAACAATTGTACCTACTGCAGTCGTTTTAGTATATACATAGAACGTTGCTGTTGTTCCAGTACCTGTTGCTGTTGTTAGTGATGCAGAGCCAGAAGCAGATGTTACTGGTGCTGTGCTTGCATGTAGTGCAGCAACAACAGAAGCATTTGTAGCCTCAACTGTTACTGATGTTCCTGTGTCTACGGTAGCAACAATCTTAAGTGCATCTGCAGCATCAACAGTATTATCTGATGGTACTGGCAAAGCAATTGCTGTTGCAACTGATGTTCCTGCTGTCGCAGGGGCATTCGAATCAACTGTCAAAGCGACAGTCATTACGGCAGCACTTGCAGGTGCTACAGAAAGTGTGCCCAGTGTCATGGCTGCAACCATGGCGAGAGCGATCTTCTTAAATGAATTCATTTTTCTCCTTATGTTCATTTTATTTATATTGTTTTTAGTCTATCCAAATAGTCTTTTATGTCTTCTATTTGACTAGGTTTATATTGTATCACGTTCTCAGGGAGCGTGTCAACTCTACGTGGCTTATCCTTAAATGTGTGAACTTCAACTTCAAGGTTCTGATCTCTGGGTGTATAAGAGATGGCACCAAAAATAGAACCGCAGACAGCATCAGCCAAGTCCTTTGATTTTTTACGTGGATGATCCACCTTGTCATTTTTCATAATTTTTAGTTCTGTTAATTCTTCAAACAAAAGTTCTATAGCAGGCATTACTAGTCTTTCTTCATAGACCAACATAGCCATATCCTCATAGTGCTTCTTCGCTACTGAGACTGTCTCTGTTCTAATGCCTACCGCCTGTAATTCATTTTGAATATCAAATGATTGCCAACGGTCAAATGTAACTAATCCTATATTAAACCCAAGCCTTCTTAGATTTTGTATCCATTGTTTTACTTCAGATAGATTAACTGGCCCCTCTACCTTTGGCTCCCACCAAGCAACAGCATCTACGACAACAATTGGTGATATTTGTTCATAGTCTTTAATTACTTGAACATTAACCCATTTCTCAACATGAGCAATAGCAACAGCACATTTGTCATGCTTTTGTGCAAGGTCAGCATGAACATAATAAACTTTTTCTGGATCTGGTTTAAAATTTTCTTCAAATCTTCTAAATGTGTCAAGTGGATTTCTAATGCTCATACATGCTCTTACTTTATCTGCCTGCTTAAAAAATGCATCAGAGGCATAAGTAGGAACACAAGCAAAACGCATCATTGCATCTCCAAGATCAGTCATAAAAGCAATTTTAAAGTCATCTATTTTGCGAGTAGGATTTACTTCCCAGGTTGGACGCTTTAGTGCAAACACTCCAGGATATTTGTATGATTTTATGTGATCTTCATCCCAAGCAATATCAAACCAGTTATCTTTATCGTCTTCTGGCAATAATGGATTAATAATAAATCTATGTGCTTTACTTACAACTTCTTTGTCTGCAATTACCGATTCATATCGCTCAGAAATAAAGTCTCCATTATATCTTGGAAATGAAAGAAGAACTACCTTACCAAGATCAGGAAATCGAGAGTCGACTGATCCACGGAATGCTTTATAGATATTGTCAGCAGTTTTTCCTTGTTCATTTCCCGTTGCTACCTCTGATGCAAAGCCAGAAATCTCATCAAGAACTGCAAGAAGAAGATTGAGTCCCTCGTGTGACTCTCTTTCTGAATGTCCAGAATAAACTGTAATTGATTTATCAAAACTAATAGAGTCTACCTTTGCTTCATACTTTCCAGCAAACCAAGGTGATCTTTCTATCTTTGACTTAAAACCTTTAAAGAAAACATTCTTAGCCTGCTGTGCGTTAATAGCAACATTGATAAGATCTATTGCATCTCCACTTGGTTTTCCGAAATATCTTGCAGGGTCTTTAAGACATAATAACTTATATACAATATAAGAGCAGGCAACAGTAGAGGTAAAGTCCTTCCCACTGCCCTTCCCAAGTTGAAGAATAATTTCGTTCTTTGTGTATTTTTCATAGTACCTTGCTCCCTCCTCTTCTCCCATAATTGTTTGAAGATCTTCTTTACGATAAATCTGACTCATCGCTTCAACAATGTCATATTGAATATCAGATAATCCTGGCTGCCCCAAATAATCTGGAGACTCTACAAATGTCTTTGCATCTACAGGAGTTTCTTCAAAATGATTATCGGCAAGAGCCTCAAGAAAATCATCAAACATCGTGGACAATAGTGATCACTTCATCTCTTTTAGAAATATCTGATAGCCTTCTCATAATTTCATCACGAATCTGTGGATACTCAGAAGCAATGTCTTTAAGAATACCCATTAAAATATCTTGCTTTTTTTCTATTTGTAGCATTTCTTCTGCCAACTCTTTGTTCTCTAATAAACCTGCTTTTTGTAACATATCAATTCTTTTAGACTCAATATCCATAACTAGTTTAATCGCTGCTGTTTTAGCACTTAAATTGTTTGTAAGAGATGCTTCATCAATAACTTCATATGATTTAGATATTAGTTTATTATAATGTGTATCTGCAACAGCCAACGCTTCCTTAGCACGAGCACGAATAGCATCATTGGCAGAGGCCATAACCTTCCACTCATTAATATGCTGAACTACTCTAGTTCTTGGTATAGCAAGATCTTTAGAAATTTTAGTTGCATCATTTCCTTTTAGATACTCTCCAACAACTACATTAATTTCATCTAAATGCTTAATTAAATCTTCTTCAGTTGACATCTTTTTCCTTTGCTATTTTTAATAAAACTAAGTAGCCTATAAGATCATCTATATCATTATCTCCTGGATAATCTGTGCCCTTCATGAGTCTGTTTAATTTATCATCAATGCGTACATATAATTGCTCTCTAGGTCCAGCCTTTGAAAATACACGAACTGGATCAAGTGCTGAATTACCGTATGCAATATTTTTCTTTATAAGCATGTGTGCTATTTCGTGGCAAGTTTTCCAAATTTCTTTTCCAGCCTCTGTTCCTACAGTAAGTAGGTATAAGTCTTCACATTTAAAATCCTTTGAGTCTTGAAATACTGGATCTAAACTCATCTTTTTGACTTCCTTAATCCAAATTTTGCAAGGTAGACATATATTGTTTCCACGCTTACTCCGCACTCCTTTGCTATGACTTCTGGCGATTTCTTATCAATATGATATCTTTTCTTAAGCCATAGTTCGTTTGTATATAGTTTAGCACTCATGATAATTTTTGTCAAATCGCCTTATTCCAATTATTAATTGCCCAATGACCTATGCCTGCCGAATCTGCCACATCATTATCTTCTATTTTTTTATCATAAATAACATTTAATAATCTTATTGTTCGTTGCTTCCTAAACTCTCTTTCGTATGTTTTATACCAAGACAAAGATTTATCTGGATTTAAAGATCTAATCTGTAATTGTTCTTCCTTAGTTAATTTTTTATTACCCAGATATGATTGCCAAGTTATTGGAGACACTTTGCCTATTGTATTAATCCCTGCCATTCCTGCACCACCTATAATTGCACCTTGTACAAGTGCAAGATCTGCTGCAGTTTTTGGTGAATTCATAAATACAGTATGCTCAATTACAATAGCCTCTATAAGATTATAATGCTGAAATAAAGCCTTAGTCTTTTTATTAGCATCAATTATTTTTTGATAAATATCTTTACCTTCAAAAGTAATTTTTCCATGATCTGATAAATTTTTATAGGAATAAATAGTAAATGCTAAACTGTTAGTACTTGCATCAATTGCACAAATGACTCCAGGCTGAGTTGATAGATCTTGTCTAAAGTATCTATCTGTTTCTTTTGCTTTTGTCATTTGTCATTCCCTTAATTTCTTTTAATGCTTTTTTAACATCTAGCGGATGTATATCACATTTTGCACATAAGGATTCATCATTATATATTGAAAGTTTTTCTCCACATTTTTTACATAAACGATTTTTTCCTTTTCTTTTTTGTCTTCTTGTGTGTATATATCTTTGTGCAATTTTTTCTTTTGTAGCCAAATCCCTACACTGTTCAGAACAGTATATTTGATAAGATATTTTAGTTTCAAATTCGTGATCACACCATTTACATGTTTTCATTTTCTAGTAACTCCAGAGGTTTTATTTTTATTTCCCCTGTCTCTGCCAAAGCACATGTTTTTTGAATTGGACATTGTCTACAAATCTTAGAATTAGACCTGTAATTTTTTTGTGGAATTGTTTTGTTAGACCATGCTGATCTAACTTCCCTTAGCCAATCAAAAGTTTGGTCTACCCACCTAATAAATTGATCGTTTATTTCTATAGGAAATGTTATTAATTCATGATTATTTTTATTTTCATAAATAAGAACGCCCCTACGCTTTTTGAGTATTTTCATATATATAAGCAATTGCATAACATGAGATGCTTTAGGCTTATTATGTGTTTTTCTATACTCAAAACCTTCATTTGGCATTGTCTTTATTTCTCCGACAACC